ATCTCTCTGTTTCTAATTACTTGTTCAAGTTTTGTAAGAATCTGGTTCCTAGACTGTGCCTGAGTTGAAAATCCAATTTTTGAAATTTCAACCTCTCCACCGTATAATGCGTTGTATTTGTCTTTCTCGTTGCGGAAATAGAGGTTCTTATAGCCTAACTCTCTGAGCTTCATGATTACTGCGTAACCAAAAGTGTTATTCTCAGGGCAAATCATCGCGTTATTGTAACGCTTTCCTGCTTCGGCAAGAACTGCTGCAAATTGATCTGGGGGAGATCGTCCTTTAAATTCACAAACAACCTCAGACTCTCCCGTATCAATTACGTGGAATGTGCTGCAGTCATTTGCGTCTCCACGAGAGACATCTGCAGAAATTATATATTGGTGTGATGCGAGCGAGTATTTCCATACCCAAGCATCCATCTCCGGTCCCCATCTCTCAATAGGTCGCTTGATATTTGCGCCAAGCCACTCAATATCATTAATGTTTAAGACAGTATCGCCTGATGCAGCAAAGTCGCATAAAAGCTCCTGGGCGATTTGTTTCTTGGTGAGATTTTTGCATTCATTTTCAAACCATAGATCGTCACGATCAGGATGCACATCCCATGGAAGCTTAACAGGATTGAACTCATTCTTTTTTGAAACAGCATTGACCCAAAGCTCATGGTACTGTCCACCGACACCATTAGGAGTCGATAGAATAATCGCACGACCACCCGTTGAAAGTGTAGGATATAGACCTGTAAAGATCTCATCGAAGTTTCGAATGAATGCAGCTTCGTCAATTATTAGAAGAGAAAGAGCTTCTGAGCGGCCGGCATCATCTGATGTTGGTACTGCTTTAATACTTGAACCGTTGCTAAATTCAAGCGCCTGCTTGTTGTCACCAATAACTTCAGGTAACAGCAGCCATTTAGGCATATTTCTAACACCTACTTTAATCTTCTTGATAAAGTTTTGTGCAACTGAAAGTTTAGTTGCAATAACTAAGATATTTTTCTCTTTGAAGAAGACTGCCATCCAGACTGCATATGCTGCAACAAGTGTAGAGAGTCCTAGCTGTCTAGACTTTAGAATAATATTGAAGCGATGGTCATTAAAGCTCTGAACACAATCATCTTGAAACTTGTACGTCTTAAAAGGTATGAGACCTCTCGTGGGATGCTGAATTTTCAGATACTTGTTCATAAAATACGCCGGATCTTTGCCGCAGCGTATTATTTCTGAAACTTGTGCATGCTTTGCGATGATAGTCATATGACACAGACATGTCAGCTTAGAATGCTGAATTTATATGTTTTCCTGTAATACGCTGTTTTGCGTTGTGCCTGCATTGTGCTTGGAAGAAACTCAACGTTATCGCTGCACTCAATCTCTTTGATTTTGAGATTTTTGCCTGTAACTTCTTTAAAAAGAGCCTTGAGTGCCTTAACTTTTTCATTGACAAGTTGAGCTGCCTCATCTGTAGCTCTATTTGTCTGTTCTCTTATTGTGTGTTGCTGGCGATGCCTATCGGCTGCAGTAAAATGAAAAATTGTCTGGAATCTAAGGTGTAATATGTTTGATCCATCAATTCCTCCGAAAGATGCTGTGATAGATCTAGTTCCACTATTTGAAGAAGATTTGCCGAAAGTAGTATTAAGTAATGTGCTTAAAACCTCTAAATCGCTTTGCATTTTTAGCTCCTAAAATTACTGCTCATTAAATATGTAGGACGTTGACTAAGTTTGTGTCGATAATAATTGAGTTGTTCTGCAGAAGGACGCCAGCCGCTAGACCACTTATCAGAATTGGGTTCCGCCCACTGCATTCTGCAGTCAGCGCAGCATGAAAAAAGGCGATAAGAATTTGCATCATCAGCATCACGAATGCACAATAGGCAAACAGGACAATCTAAAGGTATTACATCATCAAAATTCAAATTTAAGACTCCTCTTTAAGACTTTAAGCACTCTTTTCATAGACAATCTTAGAATCCATATTGTGATGCGTAATATCTAAAACGTTGTCTACAGCATCTTTTACAGCATCGACGTGTGAAATCACTAGAATGTTACGAAACCACTTCTTAAATGAAGCAAGAAGTCTATTGCACGCCTCCACATTTGTCTCATCTAGCGCACCAAATCCCTCGTCGATAACCAAAAGATCAGCACGTGGAAGCGAAGAAATACTGATAAGTGCGACCCGAATGGCTAAAGAAGCCATCATTTTTTCCATGCCGGATCCGCATTCAATGACGCGACGAGAATCACCGTAATTGATATAAATTTCCATGTCATTGGTGCCCGGCATCGATTCTAACTCAACAGTAAAACCTACAACTCCCTGGAGGATCTTCGAAATCTCCATGTTGATGACAGGCAATTGAGCAGACATGATCTTTAGCGGAATACCACGATGAGAAACAGCCTCAATAAAAAGTTCGTATGCGCGCCACTGCACAATGAGATCACTGTACTTAATTCTTTCTGCCTCATACCTTAAAATATCTGATTCATTTTGGCCAATCTGCTCAGAGATCTTGAGCCTCTGTGCATCGTGTGCGTTCATTTCATCAGTGAGACGCTGGATTTCACGACGAACATTAGAGATTTTCTCTGCTGCTTCTTCTGTCGCAACATTAAGTCTCATAGTTGAGAGTTTTCTTTGAGACTCTTCAAGCACATTATTCATAGAGCGAATTTGCTGGGTAAATGTCTGCAAGTCAAGATTGAGACGGCCCAGCTTGATGTGCATATCCGTCTCTTTCTTGAGAATTTCATCATATTTCTCCAAGCGAGAAGCCAAATCTTCTGACTGCAAAACTGTCAATGACTTTTTAGCTGCCTTGAGCCTATCTAGCGTTTCATCGACATGTCGAATCTGATCAGGCAAAGACTTCTTGTTTTTGTGCGAGTCTTTGATAAATTTGCATGTTGGGAAATTATCTCCGCATGGAACTTCATCTAGCAGCTTAATAGACTTCTCAATTGTCTTGAGCTTCTGCTTTTCGCTCTCGTGAGAGTGACTAAGTGAAACAATTGTTCGCTCTAGATCTTGCTGAGCTGCAAGACGATCACGCAAGTCTTTAATTGGAAACTCACTCTTCATGTTTGTGATCGTATTAATTTTGTCGTTAAGCTTGTTGATCTGATCTTGAGTTTCGGTGATCATCTTTTCTTGACCTGCAATTGAAAGAACAAGTCCCTCAATTAGCTTCTCTTGATTCTCGAGATCTGTCTGTGTGACAACGTTTTTATTATCGCTAGTCGCATGCTGTATTTTAATTTCTTCTAGATGACTACGAAGTGATGCGATTTTTGTCTCAAGTGACGCTCGCTGTGCCTCATATTCATCTCGACGTTGTTTGCACGACTCAATTAAGGCATCCCAATTACGATCAGGAATATCAGAAAGTTTTGCTTTAATGACATTAGAGTCTTCTTTTGCACGAGAATGCATTTCATCAAAAATCTCAAGATCGAGAAATTTTGTCAAAATAGCTTTTCTTTGAGTTGCCTTGTTAGAAATAAAATTATTCATGCTTCCTTGGGCTGCCAAGGATGTGAGCAAGAAGTCTTCTGATGTTCCGACGATAGATCGCAAAAGTGTGTCGGTTTCTCGGCGCTGCTCACCATTTAAATCTTTGATGCAAGTGCCGCTATTGTCGACCTCATAAAGATTGACGTGAGTCAGTGCGCTCTCGTCACCAGCTTTATTGGTTTTCTTGACTGATTGTCGCTCGACAACATAATTCTTTCCATCAGCGCTAAGTGTGAGCTTAGTTTGACAGTGTCCCTTTCGAGAATTGATGACATGTAGATTGCTCATCGGACCACGATCTGTTGTATTGAAGAGCGTGTACATTAGAGTGCCAGGAATCGATGACTTTCCCGCTCTATTTCTACCAAAAAGTCCAGTGACGCCATTGAGATCATCAAAATTAATGACATTTCCTTTGCCGTATGCAAACATATTGTCAAATTCTAGCTTCTTGATAGACCACTTAATGTTTCTGGTCGTATCCGACTTTGAAGCTGACTGTGTGTATCTCTGGACTAATGTGTCAATTCTACTTCTCTCTTCGTCACTAATCTTGACCTCTTTGTAGAAGTCACGCATCAGCGTAATCTGCGTATTGACATCTCGCAAATCCTGAGCGCGCAGTACGCCCTTGTCTGTCTGAAATACAGACGCATCAACTTGCATTTCACTCTTAAAGACAATCTCGGTTGCATTCTTAAGATCTTTGAGAGAATTATAAAGAAGCTTTATTTCTGCTTGTGTTATTGGAGCTAGAGTTCGAATTCTAAAGCGGGCCCGGTCCGGAAACTTTCGAGACTCCGCAAGCGTTGCATCTGTGTCCCCGGACCAGTCAATTGTTATAAATGGACAAGCATTAGTTAGCTCATGGAATGAGACATCAAAGTCTTTTGCGCTCCTAATGTCCCAAAAAAGAAATCCTTTAGTTGCAGCTTCGCCATAATTTTGCTGAATAAGAGAACCGGGATATGCAATGGTCTTTTTATCATTGAGGAACTGAAATTTATGAATGTCGCCGAGCATGGCGAAATCATACGCCTTAAAGAAGTCGACATCAACTTCATCTTCGACGGCCCAATCTAGATCTGAGAGCGAGCCTCGCACAGATCCGTGGAAAGTCGCAATATTGATTTCTCCATCGACAGGCTTGACGTTCGACCACCCCTCTACATCAAAGCAAGAGAAGACGCACCAGTTGTATCCCTTAACGCCCGTAGGATAAGTACCCGAGTCCTTATACAGATGAATGTTAGG